CCACCGCTGTCATCCTTGAATTTAAATAGATCAACTTCGGAAAGGTTACAGAAACTTTTGTTCCCCAGCAGAATTTCAGCACAAGGGTTAACTCCTGAGAACCAAGGTGCTCTGCGTCTAGCTTCCTCTCCATTGATAATGCCTGGCTCCGATCCACCTGATTCTTTAATGATTTGAAAGACCATGTCGAGTTCACTATCACTTGGTTCCCTCCAGAAGACTATACTATTATTAGATTGAGCACGATGTGGTGAGGAAGACAAGTCCTCCTTAGCTCTTGCAAACTGTTCCCAATCTGGAGTATCATGGTAGACTAGGGCTATCTCTGCTGATCTCCTAGAAGATAACACAGTACCTAGCCAGTTCATAACATCTAAGATATCCATCTTACTCAGGAGCTGTCCAGACTTCTTGTTTAGAATCCGAATGATTGCTGAGAAGGCTTTAGATATTGGCCCATCACCTGAGCTAATCCATCCGTATCCTGCGAGTCGTTGACCAGCTGGTCTGAGTTGTGTGAGATCGAGTACGAACTTTGTAGCTTTCCCTTTGAATGAAAGAAGTTTACCGATAGACTTTGCCCAGGCTTCAGCGGAGTCTCCAACTGTAATCGTCCAAGTCCCAGAATCTGTAGACTCTTTGTTCCCTTCGTGTCCTCCCTTTTTAGTGCGTTTTGAACGGATGATTGACACATCTTTGATACGGGATGTGAATCCCGATAGTGTTCCAACAACAGGCGTGAATCCCACGCCACATCCCTGCAACAAGAGCCATAAAGAGTCAACAACATCATGGATAGTCTCCACTTTTAAGTGTGCACAATTAAACTGAGAAGCCTCACGCTTCTTAGCTACCTCTGTTCCTCCTAACCATAGGGTTCTACCTGATACCATTACCTTACGTTCTAGCATGAGCTGACGTAGCTCCTCCAGCTCACCACACACAGCCTGATAAGCTGTACCTTCAGGGAAGGGCTTACCTAAAGCTCTATCCCAGAGCCACCCTTGATGCTGGATGACTCTGTCAACTGTGTCTTCCCACGTTTCATACCCTGTCTCCGTAGGTCTATTGTATGTACGTCTTGTTATTACCTGTGCTCTTACACTTGTCAATGACTAGTACCTCCTATGATATACTTCGTGTTAGTTAAAGTATCTACCAGGGTATCCACTGTAGTACCAAAGGTAACTAACATCTCCTCCTTTGATTCATCTAGTAGTGAATCCTCAATGTCCAAGGCAGCTGTAGCTAAGGATTGTATGTCCTTAAATATTAACTTAAGTTGTTTGTCCATCTTCTCTTTACTATACCCGTTAACCTTTATCATTATAATAATGTTCCTTCATCATTTCAATACATTTAATTGCTTTGTTTAAGTCTTCGACTCCATTCTTATCTTGGTGTCGGACTACATATTTAACTACACTACCTACGTCCATGCCTAGTTGGTTCTTAATAATAAAGGTCCAAGGATCAATAGGATACTTAGCATAGTAAGTAGGTCTAATGTTAGTAGCTCCACCTTTCCATTGATCATTCATCTTCTCATCCTCCTCTATAATTTCAGAACAATAGTTCATATGATCTGTTGTTTCTTTGCCACACTCTTCACAATACATTAGTTTTTTAACGGCTCCCATAATTTCACCTCTCCTGTATCAAAGTTATAGTCATCAGCTCTTAAGATACGAGCCACTCGTGCCTGTACTAATGCGTCAGCTTCTGTCAGTCCTGCTTTAATAAATGCTGCCGATACACCAGCCCAATGTGGAATCCACGTAAGTATATCTGAAGCTCTCTTAGGTCCAACACCTGGACACCCCTTGTAGTTATCTGTAGAGTCACCAACTAGTGTCTGGTATAGGTGCATATAATCAGCAGCTTTCTCAGTAATAACCTCAGTAGTCTGCTTGTCTATGTTATAGTATTCACATGGTATCGTTAGCATATCTTTATCAACACTGACGATAATGTTACGAGCGTACTCACCATTGGTAGCTAGGATACCCAAGGTATCATCAGCTTCTAGCATAGGAACTTGAACGTGCTCAAAGTTAATCTTTAAGTAGTCCACTAGAGAATGATATCCCATAGGTTTCTGTGAGGCTTTTCTTGTAGCCTTGTAGCTCTCTAAAATATTGTGTCTAAAATATTTTCCACCTTTAGGAGAGAAACATATGACCACCTCACTCACACCTAACTGTTCCTGCCAGTAGTTTATGGTAGACAAAGCTTGTGACCTTGCTTCCTTTAAGTTAGTAGCTGTAGTAACTATGTCATCATCCCATTGTACCTGCGTCTGGCACGCCCAACAAGTTCTGTATGTAAGTATGTCTCCGTCTATTAATAGCCGTGAAGTCTTCATCTAAATCTCCTAAGTTAGCGTGTCGTTTATAGTGACAGACGTTGCATAAATAAGCACAGGTTAACAACTCCTCTACAGCCTTTACGTACTTACCCTTTGCAACTATCCTCGATACTGAATCTGTTTTGATTTCAGGATCTAGATGGTGGCAATCTAGAATCTTTGTTGGATTAGATTCACCACAATCCTGGCAGCTGTATTCAAAGAGCCAAGCTATGAATCCTGACACTACCTTACGTCTGTACTTATCATACTCCTTACTTTTCTTATAAGGACAATTGGTCATACACATGGAAATACTATTGGACCATAGTTGAGCCAGCTCCTCTATGGAATCAATGGGTCTCGCTCCAATTCTCCCCAATGTGGCTAGTTGCGGAAAGTGGGCAGTCAAACTCAAAGTAGGCTCCAGCTCGTGAAACAGATTCAGCTGCATGTTGTGCAATGATTCCTGCATATTTATAGTATACCTCAATCTGAAACTCATCGTGAATATTAGCTACAAATTCATAGTCTACTCCCTGTTTCATACCTTCCACCTGAAGTGTCTGATCCAGTAAGATCAAAGCCTTCTTCATTAGGACTGCACCTGCACTCTGTAACAGTGTATTCAAAGCAGAGTGCTCGCTTCTAATGTGGAGTTTCCGTCCGTCCAAACCAACGAGATGCCCACGCCTTCTGAATACCTGCTTAACTCTGTTGGTAAGCTCCATAAGACCATCGACTCCAGCCAGAAAGCTAGCTCTGGAATCTCTACCCTTCTTCGCTCCTCCACCAAGAATTGTACCAAGTTTAGCGTCTCCTGCTCCGTAAATGAATGCGTAGAAAAAAGTCTTAGCAACATCTCTTGAGTCGATTCCAAGTGCTCGCATATTGATAGTATGTATGTCAGTTCCAGCTTCTTTAGTCCCACTGACTGCTGCTTCTGCATAGGTTCCTCCATCGTATCGTTTAAGGTAGCCTGCTAAAGCCCTGAGTTCAAGGCCATCAGCATCACAACCAACAAGAAGCCTGTCTTTACCCCCTCTAAACAAAGACCTACACTCAGTACCGTACGGACTGTATGAGGCAGGAACTTGAGCGACATTAGGGCGGCTATGAGTACAACGCCCAGTGACTGCACCGTTAGTATTAACCCCACCATAGATACGTCCATTTCGTTCCAGTTTAAGCCAAGCATTATCACCCTCCGCTAGTTGTGAAATTCGTTTACTTATTAAGAAGTGCTCCTTTAATTCTTTGCAGTTAGGTAGATTTAATTTACTAAGTACTGACTCATCTATCTTAGGTTTGCCATTAGGAGTAAAGTCTTTAGGACTCCATCCCTGCTGCTTAAGTTTAAGAGAGATGTGATCTCTGCTGTTAGGATTGAACTCTACCTTCTTTATTCGTGTAAGTTTATCACCAGCAGTGTAACCTCTAGCCTTGTTACTCTTCTTAGGAGTAAGCTCTCCATCAGAAACATACCAACTACCATAAGCTTTCCTTAGTCCTTTACCTAATGTCTCTTGGCGTTTAAGTAGACTAACATATAGTTCCTGGCCTTTCTTAATGTCAAAGCTAAACCCATACTCAACTTGACGTTGTATTATTTTAGCAAACTCATGCTCTAACTGGACAGCTTCATCACTGTATGGCAGTTCCTCAAAGTGTTCCTTAAGTATAGAAGTAACATTGACATCCTGCACACAGTACTCACCCATCTCAAAGTTGAACTCAGACCAAACATCCTCACCTGCTAACTCTGTCTTCTCCACTCCTAGTCGTAAGCCCCAAGCTTTTAGACTATGACTACCCCAGAGTTTAGGTGCTAGGAATTTCTCCTTGGCATCCACTTCTCTAAGACTAGTGTGACAGAGGCGTGACATAACCAGGGTGTCAATGATCTCTGTACTCTTACTTGGTGTCCACCCTAGTACCTTCTTAAGAACTGGGAGGTCATACCCTATGAGGTTATGTCCTGTTAAAGACTTAGCTGTAGACATGATCTCTAGAGCATCTTCAAGACAATCATAAGGCTCATAGTTAGCAAAGACCTGACCAGCTAACGCACCTACTACCGTCATTCCTATGCAGTGTACCTTTGTTACAGTAGGTAGTAGTCCATCTGTTTCTATATCAACTACTAGATCAAGACTCATTTCATTAACCTCTCGTTAAAGATTGTCCTTCTAGGTTCATGTTCTGCCTCTAACTTAGAAAGCCTCTTGTCCAGCTGATCTATCCTGTCCCACTGTGCTTCTACCGCACTCACTAAGTCTACCTGTGTTGGTATTATAGAAGAGGTTCCCTGCAAGTCCAGTAGATGCGCCCTTATATCTTGCTTTAAGAACTCTAATATTGGTCTCACCGTCCGACTGTTGGTCTCGTTCAAGTCCAATGACGAAATCGCTGAGTTGAGCAATGCTTCCTGACCCTCTAAGATCTGACAGAGTGACTTGTTTACCATCTTCGTGTCCCTTTCCTTGTTGAGGTCTCTTAAGATGTGAGACTATGAACATTCCTATGTTGAGTTCTTCTGCTAGACTCCGTAGGGTAGTCATGATGTTATCAATCAATCTTCTTTCGTCACCTCCTTCAATGCCTGACACCATAATAGAGAGATGATCAAGTACAATCCAACCAACATTACAGCTTCGAGCGAGGTACCTGATCCTAGTAGATAAGAGGTTAACATCAACGCTCCCCCAGTGATCATAAAGATATAGGCGATTGTCGGCAAATACCGCTTCCCAAGTATCCCTAAGATATTTCTCATCTAAATTTTTCTCCAAGTGTAACATCTTGTTAGCATGAATAGACATGAAGTCTAATGCAGCTTGTCTAACACTTTCTTCAAGTGCAATATAACCAAGCGTCTCACCCTTAGCAAGAAAGTAAGCAGCAACCTCTTTGACCGTAGTACTCTTCCCAGCACCAGTTCCTGCACAAAAGGTAACAAGCTCACCCCTTCGTGCCCCAAGAGTTTTTGCATTAAGTCCATCCCAAGGATAAAGATGTTCACTTTCACTTATGTCAGTACTTACTAGATCCCAAGTGTCCTCCCCAGCAATGATACCATCTGGCCTAAATACTCTTGCTCTCCAGATGGCATCTACTAGAGCTGATCCTCCTTCCTCGATAAGTACGAGGTTGGCATCCTTCTTTGTGAGTCTAGCAATCTTGCAGCGTCCTGGTGGGAAGAGTTCTGCGGCTTCCGTAGCCGCCTTCTGACCAACGGGGTCCATATCGAACATGAGGATAATCTCCTCAAATCCAAGGAGCCACTCAAGATCTTTACTAATTGACTTCTTAGCATTACCAGCCCCACTAGGTATCGATACCGTAGGCCACTTAGAGTTCTGAGCTTCTGCCACACTGAGTGCATCAATTTCTCCT